TTAATAACGTCGCCGTTCGCTAATTCGTATACGAACGTAGCGTAAGTATCCAAGTCCATCTTAGAACGCAAGTCGTCGTGCGCTTTTGTTGTACTAGCCCCGTATCCTTCGAAGAAATCGCCGCTAGTCGTGTAAGTGTACCAAAACGTATCGGTCGTATATTCTGGATCTAGTTTCGTTTCTACGCACGTTTCCGTACAGCGGCTTTTATCGAATGGTCGCGAGTATTCGCCAGTAAGATTAACGTCGTAGGGTTGACCAGTCTTGCAATCGTATACGCCCGTAATATCGCCGATTGCGTTACCTATCTCTTTAGCTGTATCGTCTGCGAAATCGTTAGCATTAAGCGTCTTAGTCGTAGATATAGTGCCGCCCGTACCGCCCGTACCACCCGAACCAGTACCATCCGCACCAATACCACCGCCTCCATCCGTGCTAGTAGCGTCTGGGTCTGTTGAAGGGTCTTGTGCGTCGTCTGGTAGCGGGGTAGAAGACGGCGAACCGCCCGTAGAACCCACGGTACCGTCGCTACTGAAATAAGATATACCGCGCCTAGCGCCTATATCTTCTTTACTACCCCTAGCGGTTAATTTACTGACAAATGCGTCGTACCCGATAATATCGCGTAGATTTTTCTGTATGCGTCTAAAATCACTCATTCAATAATAATCCTTAGCGTATCGTTACTTAGGGGCAGTTCTAAAATAGAGGATTTCACAGCGATTTTTTGGTTGCGCGAACTGTCTTCGATTTCTGGTATATCGACGACAAACGCTATAGGTGCGCCCGTTTCGTTTAAGTCGTCGTTAGACCGATAAACGTAACCGCTTATCGTAGAATCTATCTTCTGATCTTTTGTTAGCAGGTACGGTTTAAGGTTTATCTGTTTGTTTCGCAGTACCGCATCGTCTACAACGTCTGGCCTAGAGCTAGACGAAGATAACGTACTATTGGCTGGCGCTTCGCCAGACGTCCTACGCATATTAAAGGTAACGATAGAATCGGCGACCTTATCAACTACGTCTATGCGGTGCGTTATCTGCGATACCTTACCCCACGCTTCTATCCATTCAGAACCGACGGTAGATATAGAATGATGCAAGCCGATAGTCGGGTTGAACGGTACGTGTATTTGTACACTACTTTGCCTATGGGCTTTTATTATTTCCGTTTTAGCGAGTTCGGCCATAACTTTAAAAGCATTATGATAACGGTTGAGGCCGTTTACGCCGCTTTCGTCTGCGTAGTTATCGTAATCTATGTAGTAGTCGCCGTTAGGGGATAACGGCCATTCTGTGCCGTCTTCGAACGTCGGTAGCACCCACGAGTCGGAATCTTCATACTTGCTTAAATCGGCGTCTAGCCGTACCGTACAGCTAAGGTCTTTTTCTATCGTCTTGTTATATTGCGCTTGCGACTGCGGCGCCGTAATTTCGATTTTGATCTGTTCGGTTATATTCTGGGCGAATACCGTCTGCATATCCCACTTAGCCGAAACCGCGTAACTATTCGAATAGTCCGTATATCCGGTTATCTTGTTTTCGTAAACTTGATTACCGCTAGCGTCTTTTACTGGTCGTTCTACCCAGCCTTCGTCTTTAATATATATATATTCTTTTTTAGCAACCTGTTCTGTTTTGTACGTTCGGGTCGTTATTCTTGTATATATACTAGACCCAGCGGTTACACAGTCTGCGCCACCACCAACGAAACCAGCCAAACGCTCGTAATTTCGGTATCGACCAGCTGACTCGATAGCCGCAATAACCATTGTATTTTTAGGCGGGTAGCCGAATTTTGAAGCAAAACAATATTTGCTAGCCGTGCCACCAGATGTACTAGGCAAATAGTTATATCTCGGAAAAGCCCCGTCTATCCCGTTCCAATCCCAGCGGTAAGGTATGATCCGGTTACGTAGGCGCTGATATTCGAAGTTAATATTAAGATTAACTTTATTTATGATACTACTGCGCGACTGTATGGTTACTTTCGGGTCGCGTCGATAGATAGTGCTATCGCTGTAATTTATCGTAGCTGCTATATCTGGCGCGAACGGTGTTATACGCAGTACACCTTCTCTATCAAAGTCTAGGCTGTACGGTATCGTTTCTAGTCGTTTTTCTAATTCTTCGCTAACAGTTTCTACTTCGCCGAAAACGTCCGTAGAGAAATAGCCAATGCCGTTAGTTACCGACGCGTCTAGCGCGTCTAGTCTCTCCTGTCGCGAGTCTGTGCAGTGTATCGTCGCCCTACCTTCGATAAGGTTTATTTCAGGATAATCCACAATGCCCGAAAATACGGTGTACGTTTGCCCCGTAGCGTTATCGGTATAGTTTAGAGTTACGTCGCGACCTTCGACTAGCAGGGTATCGACTTCGCCGCTATCTAGTACCAGCGTAAAGTCCATCAGTGCGCTACTGTTCTCAGACCGTGAAATGTTAATATCTTCGCATAGCATAGACTGCGGAACAGTCCACGCACCCTCAATGCTGCTAATAACTATATCTATATCGAATGGTGCCCTGTATTCGATAGTGCTATCTATCACGCGCTGCGATAACACGAACAATAGATTGGAATCGGCGCTTCTAGTCGTAACTTGCTCTATATCTAGTATCGACGTGGCTGGCGTTTTAGTCGGCTTCGGTATGTCTTGCTCTATGTAGAACAATTGGCCTTCGCCAGTCCAACCTATATTAGTCGGGTAGTTAAGAAGTGCACCCGAAGGTTCGAGGCGCTGGATGATATTCTGTATATTGAGCCATTCACCAACGTCCGCTAGTGTTATGGATTGCTGCGCTACGGTTACGAAAGCGCCTTCGTGTTTAGGGGTCTGATCGAAAGCTACACCTAATTCGTTAGCCACGCGCTCTACTGGTTTAGAGTTTATAGATAAAGAATTAGGTATTAGCGTTTCAAAATACTGCTCACCCTGCGAGTAAGCTACGCCTGTACCATTGATAGCGTAACCGTCGCTCGATAGCGCATTAACAGCGTCGGAATTAGCGACCATAACGGTACTGTGGATTTGTTCGCCCTGCGAATATGCGACACCGTAACCGTTAATTGGACGCGCTGAAAATGTACTAGCGTTTATCATTTCTTACCCTTTGTAGTATGGGTTAGATATACCGAAGGTTATAAAGTTGTAAGGGAAACGAGCAGAATTCAGCACCCTACTTACAACGTATTGCGCGGAATCACCAGCCGGAAGCTGAAACGCTGTTACCATCCAAGCGGAACCAGAATCTAGCACGTAGTTATAGTGCCCACCCGCTGACGAATGTACTACTGTTTCATAACCAGTAGGATCAGAAGTCCGAATATCCCCCCCACCCTCTAGCGTCAACATTACTATAGCGTCGGATGGGGTAGTCTGTGGGCAAGCCGAAGATTGGGCTATGCTAAACCAGTCAGTATGGTATTTAGTGCGATATTCGTAGCCGTCATATCGAGGTATGAATATGCAACCGCCCGTACCACCGTACCTCAGCGAAATAGCATCCCCACTATCGTTGTTTCTAGCGTATATTAAGCCAGCGCCAATATCACCCCAATCTAAAGTCCTAGCCGCTGCCCATACCCCAGTCGTACTGTTAGCCGTATTAATACCGTACCAAGTCTTACCGTCGGTAGGCGTTATACCGTAACGACCGCAACCCGCCAGTATTACGCAGTCGCCAACCGTAATCTCAGAAGGTATGGGTATAGTGAAACCGCCAGTAGCGGAAGGTATACGCTTAAAGCTAGCTTTCCATTCGCTAATAGGGGCTATTTCGACATTCATTTTACCCGCGCCAGCCAACGCGCCCATACTATGCAACAACGTCGAAATCTCCTATGTGAACGCCAAAAACAGCCGTGCCGGTTTTCCAAATTTGTATCCAGCTTTGTGGGCCTGTCAAAGTCGGCGCGAAACCGTTAGGCCATAACATACCCGAAGGGAACGCGACCGAATACGTATCGGTATTAACTAGACGTAGTGATAACGATTCACCGTCGTTTAACGTGAAAGCTAACGACGCTGGCGCTGCTAATGTTCTAGTCTGGATACCGCCGTTATTACGATCAATAGCATCTACAGGCGCGGCGTATTCCTGTTCCGAGTAGGTTACAAACTTCGTACCGTCCATAGTGTTAAAACTGCCAGCGGTTACGCGTAGTTCTACGAAATCGCCGCTAACCCAAGCTTGCGCGGTCGTGCTTTCCTGTGCGCGTTCTACAGTTAGGGTATTTGTAGCCAGCGAAGTAGCTTTAACGACTTCGGTTTTAGTCGGCGCGGTTAGCGAGTCCGTTATCGTCAGAACGCAATAATCACCTGCCCCGATAATAGGCAAGCCAGTTATTGAAGCTACGTCAAAGGTTATGTCACCAGTACTCACCGACGCGGTAGTTATTGTGGTGCTGTAGTTGTTCGAATATTTACGTGCCATATTACTGTACCGTTTCCTGTACTGCGTTAATGTATAGGGCGAGTTCTGGATGCCCAATGTTCGAAGATACCGTACTAACAGCGTTTACGATTCGCATATAGATAGGCACGGCATTAACCGTTCCGCTTAGAATGGTCGGGCCTAGCGCTAACGGAGCGCCAGCGGTATTAATATCTAGCGCTGCCGCTGATAAGGCTAGTGTTATTTCAGTCGGTTGATGGGAAAGTGCAACAGTTGTCCAAACTACTGTACCGTCTGCCGTTGTACCGCCTATTGTAGTATTCCAGCTAGCGGGTTCGGTAGCGTCAGAAGTACCCGCAGTAGTGCAGACATAGCGATACGTATTGTCTATTGGCGGTTCTACCGTATCACCTACAGCGTAAGCCGTGCTAGCCGTCCAGTCGGGTAGTATATCGGTAGGCGTTAAAACCACGTCGTCTACAGAAGGTGAACTTTGCGCTTCTAGTTTGACGTTCGTACCAGTAGAACCTAAGTACAATGTATAGTCGCGTGGGTTATCGCTAAGATCGGCTTCGTGCGTTACTACCATGCTAGTACCAAACGGCGTCGTTAGCGCCGCGTCGGTATAGAGTTTAAAAGAAAGGTCGCTGATTGCCATTTAAAGTCCCTGCTATCTAACCGCCGTAGCGGTGTTACCTGTATTTTGATTAACGAAATCGCGTAAGAATTTAAGATGTTTCGGCGTACCCTGTAACGTCGTAGACATTTTGCCGCCGTCCATCGTCAAGTTAAAGTCGATAGACCCCATAGGCTCAGCCGTTGAAGTAAGCCATTTAGACAACCCTTTAACTGCTTCCGTATTTGCAGACATTGCTTCTTGTATCAGTTTGTTTGCAGGTGCTTGAGCTTCTTGAGCTTGAGTCTGCATACCTGCTTTCTGAGCTAATGAATCTATCGTGCCGCGCATTAACTCAAGGGTGTCAATATCCGTTGTGCCACCCCTTAATGCTCCTGAGAATTTGTCTTCAGCCCTACTCTTGTAATATGCGATCTGCTTTTCATCACCAAGCAGCATTGCTTTTCGTAACGAGGTGATTGATTGATCGAAATTCAAATTACCAGTTTTTGACCCACCTTGACTTAACATTGCGTTTGTCAGATTGTCGGTAGAGTTAATCAGATTTTTGGTCGCAGTGTTGTACTCATCGTGTGCCGCCTTGACCATCCGACTGTATATCTCGTTCTGATCCCCATACTTACCCAGAAAGCCCTTAGCATCACCTAGCTTTCTTTGCAGCCGCTCCATTGGAGTCTCAAACTGCTCAGCTAGAGCATCAAGTTCGCGTTGCGCTTGGGGGCTTAATCCTTGCTCTGTAGGCGTTTTCTGAGAAGGGGTAGGAGCTATATTGGTTTTGCTCGGAACGGCCTGATCTCGCGTGAGGCGCATCTTGGATGACTCAAGATTGCTGGCTACTTGATCCTCCATGCGTTTAATTTCTTTCCTGATCTCGTCATCATCCATGAACAACAGATCAACTTTTGTTCCCCACGAAGCGCCATTTTCAAGATAGCCGCGAGCCATCTTGATTTCATCCTGTAAGCGTTTTGTATCAAACGACCCAATACCATTCAGGAATACGGCAACGTCTTCTGCTAGCTCTCGCACTTTCCCAGTTAGCGAAGACACCCATCCAACCGCGTTAGTGAAGGTGGTAATGATCGCAGTGCCTAGCGCAACAATATTCTCTTTGACTTCGGGCTTATTAAGCTCAGCCATTAACTCAGTAACGGCAGGTAAAGTCGCAGAAACAATCTGATTTTTGACACCTGTAAAGGCTAATCCGATCTCGTTTAACTTGGCTTTAATATCCCCTGCTTGCTTGATATCCAAGTCAGACATGACAGCGCCAGCCGCTTCAGCCTGATCTCCAAGGCGTTTAACTTCTTCACCACCATTTCGAAGCAGAGGAATTAGTGCAGTTGTATCAGATGCAAGCGCCTCCATGTAAAAGGCAAACTCGTTCTGATTGACGTTGGCTTTCTCTAGGCTGGATACGTAGAGTTGAAGAGCATCGGGGCCGGATAGGTTTCTGAATTGCTGGGCAGTAACTCCGACTTTTGGAGCAATGTTCTCAAAGAAGTCAGCTAGTGGACCTCCGCCCGTTTGAACGAAGTCCCCCACGCGATCCGACATATCTTTGAATATATCTGCGGTCTTATCAGTCTCGAAACCAACAGTTTTAAATGCCGCCGCATATCGCTGAAATTCGCGTGTTGAGGTGTTAGCTAGTTGAGAAAGGTTTTGGATCTCTTTTGCAGTATCGACAGTGTTTTTCAACATTGCCGCGTAACCAGCCGCGCTGGCTACTGCGATCCCCGCAATAGCTTTACTCGCAGTCTTGGCGAATCGGTTTACGGCAGTTGTGCTTTGAGAGAGTCCGTTTTTGAGCTTGCTTGAATCAAGCGATATTTCAAATAAAAGACTACTTACTGTTGCCATAACCCATTGCCTCTTTAAGCGCTCTAGCCCTCTCAGCAAGTGTTAGTTCTCTGGAGGCTGTTAGCTCTTGTTTATGCTTGTAGCGTTTAACCCACTCTTCGTTCTGAGTTAGATCATACGCCATTTGCTCAATTATCTCAGCTTGCTCAAGCTGTTCAATCTGGGCAATTGTTAGGTGGAGTTTTCGTGAGAGGCTAATCATATACGACCTCATTGGGTCGTTAATTAGTTTCCCGCTAAAGCCTCCAGATCCTCTTCTGTGAAGTTGTTAAGATCTCGGCCTTCGTTGAAGACTAGCTCAAGAGCAGAAGCTGATTTTTCCGAAAGCTCATCAATATCTTCACGGCTAAACAAGCGATTTCCATCTTCGTCACAAATAATTAGCGAAGCGTACTCAGCCATTATTTTAGACAGATCCAGATTCTCGGTTGTTGTCTTTTGCTCAAACGCACCCTTGTCCTTAGATGAGAGTGTTTTAATCATTACTGATCCGCCCCACTGAGGGACTTTTACTTCGCGCAGTTTGAAATCACGCGCTTTTAGAATGTCATTCTTGCTCAGTAACATTAATTTCTTCCCACTTTTTAACAGGACAACTCGCGCCTCTCAGCCAAGTCTTGAATCTCATTGCACAACCGCATTTCTTGCAAGTTAGCAATCCGCCATTGAATAAGCGGTCTGGACAGGTCGCGCATATTTCCAAACGCGCCTGTCTCTGCTCTGGCGTTGCCCTCTGTAAGAACGGGATCTTATTTAGATTGAACGCCATAAGTCATTAGCTCCAAACGATTGAGCCAGTAACTTTCAATGTCGCTGTGCCGTTAGCTACGTCATCAACACCACCAGATGTAGATAGCGATTTAACGTATGCGCTGAACGTAGCTACATCACCATCAGGTAAAGTGATTACAACCTCACGCGTAGCCTGAGCCGCTTTGGCCGCTTCCATTGCTGCTTGACCAAGATCAGAAGGGTCGCGTTTTAGTTCAAGCGTACAGTCACCAAAATCCTGTAGACCTTGACGGTATTCCTTTGCAGTTGATGCGAGAGTAGTGACGTCAATGTCAGTAGCCTGACCGTCACCAAAAGAGAAAGACACAACGCCAGATACAGCCTGAGCGATTGAGCCATCATTGAACGTAACAGTGGTTCCCTGTGCGTCTAGTACAGCCATGATTTTAGCCCTATTTCAGTTTATTGAGTTAGAGCTGAAACCAGCTCGACACCTCGATTATAGCAAGGCTTTATCGAACTGTGTAACAGTCGTAATCGACGCTAATAGGAATTGCGTACCAAGCGCCATCTCGGATGGAGGTGGCTTGACTGACTGACCGTATTTTCACCTTGCGGGAGTTGTAAGTCAGAGTGCGCTGAGCCGAAAAATGATCCGCAATATCATCAGCAATACTAAGTGACTGAGCTTTGTAGCTACCTGATGGTGCATACACGGTAATCTGGTAGATGCCGCCATGAGCTTCTGTTTGGTCGTGGGAGAGCGTCACGGTCTGAGTGGGTGAATGTATGACGCTAAGATACAAAACGCCTTCAGTGGGCGTGTATGGAGCGTTAGGCCATGCGATAGGTGGTTTGTTGGTAAGCGTATTTAATCGACCATCAAGCGCCGCGCTAATATCAGTGAATATGCTCATTTATCGACTGCCTCTTTGATCTTTTGCGCTATACGCTGTTTCCACGATTTTACATTCTTTCTGAGCATCGCAAATTCGCGCCTTCCGCCAATCCCGTACTCAATGATCGGGGCGTACTCAAGGTTATTTACGAGATAGATGGTAGAGTTCTTTTCTATCTTGATCTGACCCAATTCAGATGCGGCTTTACTGTTCGCTGATTGGTTTTCACTACCTACAGTCCCGCCTTCATACTTTCGGTCTATATCGCTGGTAGGTTGTGTATCAACAGCGATCTGCCAGTTACCACGCAATCGACCTGTATCAACAGGGGTGTCAGCAACTACGTTAGAGTAGAGATCCAGAGTAGCCGCCCTAATCGCTTTACCTGTGTCGAGACTCGCGGCCTCTGCCCACTTGCGGATTATATCGTCAGCATCCTCTAGCTTAGCCATTATCTGCGTACCTGTACCGTGTAAATGATCGTTGTGCCCTGTGCGCGAACGACTTCAGGAACGCCAATGACTTTCCAGCTTTCGTTGGCGTACAGCGCCTTATCGTTGGGTTTAGGTATGTAGCTTGTCGATTCAATCATCAACAAAACATCGCCAGATTGAATACTGTTACCGTTGATCAGACCAAGCTC